ATCTAAACTCTTTGCCATACTAGTATTTAACCAAAAAAATAGGGCCTTGCGGCCCTATTGGATTGATATAAAACTTAGTTTTTATGCAAAGTCAAATGATGTTTTAACTGTAGCAGTTACAGCAGTCATATCAAATGTATTGTTTCCGTATGTAGCACCTAGTGCAATACATTCGTCTTCAATTTGTTCTACTAGTGTTTCTGCTCCAGCACCGTCATAGTCTAATGACTCATCTGATTGCTCTACAGCAAAACACATTTTTTGGTTAGTGGCGTGTAAGTCGCCTCTGATTACAATTGTAGCATATTTTTGAATAATTTCAATAACCGCTTGAATTGCTTCATTTGCTCCAACTTCAGCATTTGCTGCTGCGCCGAAATCAACTTCAAAGAATGTTAATGGCTTGTTACCCATAAAGTCAATATCAGTTAATCCAGCACCAACACCTTGTTTAGAAACTGGTTGTCTATTTTCTGCAACTAATACGGAACTGCCGCCACCGATAGTTGTTGTTAGTAAATCTGCCATTATTTCGCTCCTTTAGTTTCTGCTAGTGCTTGTAAAAGTTGTTCCTTGATAGAAGCACGCAGATCTTCGCCTTCCTTGACACGCTGCATTGGATTGTCTCCACCTGCAACCTTAGGATGCGTTCCTTTCATTCTGTTCATGCCGCCTGACATTTTCTTGGTCATAAACTGAATGTCTCTTTCATCCTCATCAGGCTCATTAGCCCATGCTTCATCTTTTTCTTTTTTCTCCATGTCATGGTCATCCATGTCATGGTCACCATCGTCATCTCTGTCAACAGTCTTGTGTAATTTTTCTTCATCATCATGATCTTTTTCGTGGCGATCTAATTTACCATCATCATCGTAATCATTATCTTCGCCTTCGTCACCCATTGCCTTGATAGCAATCATGTCCTTTTCGCCGCCTGGCATATCATCATTGTCTGCATCAAAGTCAGGTAAAATTTTGTTGATTGGTTTTGGCATTGGTGGACCTTCTGGTGCATCCATCCCGCCCATAGGTGGAATAATGCTCATAGATGGCATATCCATTTCAGGCTTGTCACCACCGCCCATCTTTTTAATTAGCGCCATAACGTCTTCAATTGCATCGCCCTGTGCATTAATGTTAATGCTCATAGAAGCCTTATCCTTAGGCTCTGGTGCTGGCATACTTGGTGACATTGGCATGCCACATTCGTCTGCTTTAACATCTACAGGTGATTCAGTTTTTACTGTGTCTATTTCCTGCATCTTGGCTAATAGTTCTTGAAAGTTCATATTAGTTACTCCCTACAGGACTTTTTGCACCTGCTTTATCTTGTTTTAATTTTGGTGTGTCTTGATAAACATCTGCCTTAAGTTTATCAGTTCCTAATTCTTTGCGTCTTTCCTTTGATTCTTTTGAAAGAGTCTTTAAGAAATCCTTATTGAAGTCATCTCCGAAATAATTCTTATGCTTGACTTTCATACCATCCTTGTATTCATTGTCGTGTAACAATGCACCTTCGTAATCTGCATTGTCTCCTGCAGTGATTTGATCTATTTCACTTGGACTAGCACTATTTCTAACCTTATAATAACCTGCTTCACAGCAGCCCATTTCAAAAATTTCTTTTTCGATTTCTGTGGTTGTTAAAGGATACTCTGTCATAACATCAAAAGTATGAACTTCCATGTTTTTTAATTCTGGAAAATCATGTGGAAGTTCCTGAACAGGCGTTGTTTTCATCTGTTCAAATTGCATTATGCCTCTAGTGTCGAGCCTTGCTTTTAGATCGTTAGCAAAGTTCTCGGGCAGTTCACCAGCAACTTTAACCTTAAAACTATAGGTTTTCTTGCTTTCCGATAGGTATTCTTTAAACGTCTTCATATGTATATTTATTCCTTTCCGCTCAATTTCTTCATTAATTCATTGCGATCTAGCATTACATAGCCTTGACCATCCAATACATCGTTGGGATCTTCGGGAGAATCGTTGTCAATCTTGAGTTTTTTAAGTTGTAAATCAACTGCTTTTAGTTTTTTATCAACTTTTGCAGTCTTAGCATCTATTGCATTTTTTAACATGCTACTTGCTACTTCAAATATTCTACCACTATATCGAACTTCCACATTCATACCCAAATCCATTAGATCATCGTATGCTTTTTCAGCCTTATCTGCTAGGCTATCCAAGTCCTTTTCTTCCAATGCATCTAGTTCTCTTATCTGTGGAAGATCCTTTGTAATTTTTTGAACTGCTTTATAACTATCGTCAACACTCTTTACCTGTTGGTGTTTTTCTTCAACTTCTTCTGCTGTGGCTTCGACAGTGGGAGTTTCAACAACTTCTTCCTGTTGGCCTTGCTCTTCCAAATTAAACAGTTCTTCCAATTTCTTTGTCATAATATTACTTATCGTCTTTTGTTACCAGTGTGAAAAATATCATCTTCACTGACTATTCTAAATCTAAGCCTTTTTTGTTTGCACCATGCCGCTGCTGCTTCCCACTTTGCTTGATTCTTTATATATTGTTCCTGATTGTATCTGCTCTTTCCAACCTTTTCTCTAAGAGTTTGGTTGGCTGGTTTTACTTCGACAACTTCGGCATTCTTCTTACCATTTCTATCCTGATACACAATAAAAAAATCAGGAACATAAATTGTATATTTTCCAGTAAGCGGATCTCTGTAAGGAATTTGTATGCTTTCACTTGCCCAGCTCTGAACACCAGGATGTTCATCCAGCATTCTCATAAAAACAAATTCCCAACTGCTCCTAGCAAGTGGTTTCTTGTTACCAACATACTTGCCGGGATTTTTCATTTCAAATCTTCCTTGGGCAAACTTAGGCATTATGGAACCACGTTACGTTGTTTTGAAACAGTCTTTAATTCCTGTCTATATCCAAGAGTTGAAGTTGAAGGTCTGTTGTTATTAAGCACTTCACTTACTAATGCACCTATCTGTGTATCATCAAAGTTTTTTATTTGATCTAAAATACTCTGCACATTAATTGCTTCTAGTTTAGCCTGTTTTAATAATGATGTTGCTAATACTTGGCTTGCATCATCACTGAAACCTCTCTTGGTAAAAAATGCAACTGTTGAATCAACATCGATTGCCTTAAACTCTAATGGCTCTTCTCCGTATGTGTCAAAAAATAATTTTGTTCTTGCCGCACTATCCTGTATTTGTGTTGCGGGTAAATTAGTAGCCATTATGGAATCTCCGTTATGCTGCCAGCACCAGGAACAACAAATTCAGTTGTGGACCTTGAAGGCGGAACCAATGATTTTTGTGATCCGTTTGTTGTTTCATTCTGTGTATCATTTTTAGGAAACACTGCTCCGGCAACACCGCTTATTGTATTTGCTATTGCCTGTGTTCCTGCAGGACTGGTCAATACATTAATTGCTTCTGCTTTTAGACTGTCCTTGCTTAATCCTTTAAAATTCTTGTATGTGTTTACTGCTGCAATTGCAGTTCCGAGAAAACCTTTTCCTGAACTAAATGCTGTGCCATCACCTATTGCTCCAAACACCTGTTCTATTCCGTCAAGAACTCCACCTTCTCCTAGTAGGTTACTTACGCCTCCACCTGCTACACTTAATGGCGATGGTGAATTATCGTAGTGCAGTGTTGCAAATCCCTTAGGTGTTCCTTGAGAAACTCTTCCGGCAGTGTATACAACTGATTCAAATTCTATTGACATGTTGGATTCTGCAGGTTCGGATGTTGCTGCATGATCTCGAGCACCGTGATCCCAATTAGTAATTTTTGGATTTATAAGAGTGTATCCTATAAATCTTCTTCTACCCATTGTGTATATGGTAATTGATCTAAACAGCGAAGTAACTGAAATACCATTATCAAGACCATATCTAAAATTATCAATGCTAGTTCCACTTCCTCTATATTGATTTGCATCAAATGCCGTTGTTGGTAGATGTCTGTCCTTAGAATAATACCCAAAATAGATTGCCCATAGAGCATTTATTACACCATGATTATCATCATGCATTGTAATTTTAACGGGATCGTAGTTTAGCATCCCATAAACAATTTTCTTCCTGTTGTATTGATTAAGAGTTTCCTTATCAAAACTAAACTTAGGAAGGTCACATGTCTTAACCAGTATTCCTGTTTCGTCAGCATGTTTTGCCGTAAAACTTGCAGCCTTGTGTGCAGTGCTGTCCAATTCAAATCTAACATAATAGTTAAATTTAGTCTTTGGTGCTAGCCTAAAATTATCGTCAATGAACAATCTAGTGGCATGGGTATAGTTACCCATTCTACCCTTAGGATTAGAAGCACCTGCGAAAATGTCTGTTAAGAATCTTGTAAACTTATTGGCCATACATATATTTAGCCATAAAAAAAGCCCGGAAAAAATCCGGGCTTTTTAATTTCAATACTAAAACTAGTATTAGCCTTGAGCGCCTGAAGAACCTGTAGTAGAAGCACCAAGTGTTCTTTCCACAGCAGCACCAATACCAACGCCAACGCCTTGCTCTCCTGGACCCCATTGAACCATGTTGTCAAAGCGTATTGTAAGAGCAACACTCATTGGTTCGTTACTTCCGTAGTTAGCATCTCCGTAATCAACGTTAGTTAAGAAACAACCGTATAAGTTAGAAGTTTCTAAAACATTAATTCCAGAAGCGTTATTTCCGTTACCACCGTCTAATACTTCAATTTTAGATGTAAATTTATAATCAATACCAGATCTTGCAGAAGCCTGTTCAACGAAGTCGAACTGTTTCTGAACCTGTTGACCAACAAGTCTTTGAACTTCACCACTTGCATCATCACGCAAGTTAAGTGTAATAGTTTCAAAGGTATACTTACCTGCTAGGTAAACCTTTGAGTTGTAAACGTCTAGTGGCATTTCTTCAAAACCAACTTTTGGTCTACTTACATCAACTACTTGTTTAGTTAGTTCAGTTGCAGCACTTACTCCAAAACCAAGTAAAGTAACGCGGAAGCGATACTTTAACTTAGGCATCAAGAGCACTTGGTTGCCTGCGTCTGTTGGAACTGAAAAGTTATTTAATGATGTTATAGGCATGTCTTATATCTCCCCTGTGTTCTTGACACGCAACGGTATGTATATGAACTCAATAGCCTTGACTGGTTCAATCGCAATGTCAACATATAGTTCGTTACGATCGATTCTAGCCGGAGTATTGTTTGTTTCATCACAAACTACTGCGAAATCGTAAAGAGCTCTTTGACCAACTAGTTCTAGTAGAAGTGATTCTACTGCTTGTTTGATCTCGTCTCTTGTAATTTTATCATTTGGTTCAAAGATATACGGACGAGCCAGTTTATTAAGTTGACTACGTAGGTATACTACCAAACGTGCTACGTTGATTCTGTCTAGTGCGGAAGCATTTCTTCCTCTAGTCTTCTGACCGTAGTTAACTAAACCAACACCATTAAAGAATGTAATCGGATTAATCTTTAGATCATACAACGTATCTCTTTGTCCTTCATTAAGCGCAACTGTTTGGAATTCGCCTGTGTCAGCGTCGATATAACCAACTGCTGTAGCATTTGAAATTCCACCACGTCTTGTGCCTGCCGGAGCGAACCATGGGAACGATACCTGATCGCTAAGTGCAATAGTTCTCATCATCATGTGTGATGCTGGAACAACTGCATTCGATCCTCCTAGATCTGTTGTAAATCCATTTGGATAAAAACATCCTAGGTATTCGTCATAAGTTACCAATCCATCGTCACCGTTATCAGTAACTAAGTTTGCATTGGATCCCCAATTTGTTAGTGTTGTTGCATCTGCTGCTAGTCTAAGTGGTGTATCACCAATTACAAAAGCAGTTAAACCTCTGTCAATGTTAAGACCAACTAAGTTGCTCATTACTTCTGGATAACCAGGAGCAGCAATTATATTAAAGTTACGTCTTTCTTCATCTCTAATTTGATCGCTTGTATCAATTGCAGATTTCAATGCTGAAACAACAACCATTCTCTGTGCTTTTCTACCAAATGAGCCTGAACCATCTTCTTGGTTTCCTGATTGTGTTACCCATCTATCAGTAGCATAAGCAGCCATAGACTCTTCTGAAACAACAGCATTACCTAATGGTGAATTTGTGCTGTCAAATCTTACGTTGTCTGCTGTGGTATCAATGTAGTTGTTAGCATAACGCTTAACATTACCACCGCTTCTACGTAGGTTCCATAGCAGCATACCCTGTGGATATAGTGCTGGATCTGGAGCATCTGGATCTAAGTAGTTGCTTGATAGCAAGTCCTTGATAGTTGCTGCTGTGTTACCAGTAGCACCAGATGAACCATAACGTGCATCAGCAAATAACACACCATCTTCTGTAGTTTGGTCTGTCTTGTCTAATTGAACCCATTCCTGACCTGAAGATTGTGCTGAATCCCATCTGTAAATTGTTGGGAAGTTTTCAAGAT